TGCCTATGGGAGATGTATGCCCTGTCATTAGTATTTTCATAGCACTGAGAACCTTACAATTTGAATAAATCTACTGTCCATATTGGCTCCATTGCCATACTCCTCCAGTTCGAACATTATGGGATTAAGTCCTTGCCAATAGAATTCTTTTTCTGCACTCAACATGGTGCCTGCCTGCACTGGTTGATTGTGTATTAGGCTTTCGCCGTTCAATTTAAAATGAAAGTATTCTTGATTGATTCCAAATTTTTCATTGAAAGATTGCAATGATTGTGCATCACACATTGATAAATTGTACACAAATTTACATGTCCACTGGTCTGCGTCTTTGTAAATCAATTCAATCTGTGCTGTGAGTGATATGTGTTTGTCATCTTGCCAGCTTTGTTTATTTTGCAGTTTCAATGTGTTGATATTTTTTTGTAAAACAATTTCAGCATTTCTGCTTATGCTTTTTTTTTCAGCAGTGTCCTTGCTTAATTCTATGGTATCAAACAGTAAGGCATTATTCCATTGCAGTGTCAATTGATCCTGTAGTGTGCCTTCAGCAACCAGTGCATTGGGTGCATAAGAAGCACGCATCACTGGAAAATAATCAAACTGTAATGTTTTTTTCATTGTTTTAATTTTGCTACTAGCTTTTTATTGAAAATACCTTCTATTCTCATAGACCAACTGACTTTGTTGGTGTTTTCCAGTCCGCCATGCCAATCGTGATTGTTCCAGTAGAATGAGCTGCCGGGTTTCATGTGTATTTTTTCGTCTCCGTTTTCCACATACAAAGATCTGTCGTTCATAGGGTCAAACCATATGAAATGCTCTTCTTGTTCATAGGGTTCCATATGTAAAAAACAATCTCTGTGTCTGATAGTTTTTAGTCCAGAATTTTTCAACAACAGTATGATTGGCCCCAGTGGCTTGAATGGCAGTTTTTTAGCCCAATCCACCAGCGTGGGAAAATATTTGGATGCCTCTGTCCATCTACAGTCATACATTGGTTTTTTATTTGCATCATAAGGCACACATGGAGCATTTATGCATCTATCAAATTCTCTTATCACAAGATAATTCAGTGCTTCATACACAGGATATTGATACATCAGCCAGTAATGAAAACCTACCATGTCGGTTTTTTCCAACTCTGCACCATACTGTTTTAATTTGGAATCTGTTTCTCTATCACGCCAATAATTATAGGCTCCTCTAATATCATCCACATATTCATCATGATTTTCTATGCCGTAGTTCAATCTAATATGTGCGTGAGCCTTGCCAATGCCATAGTGAATATCTTTGGTGATGTCTTTTAATTGTTGTATATTCACATACGGGTCCATACAGATGTATGGCTTACCATAAACACCTTTCATGTTACCCCCACACGTTGAAAATATATTTGGGCACCAGTCCTGCATTGGATCCTGCATGCCATGCAGTGCGTCGGGGCCATTTCCAAGTGCTGCCTGTTTCTTGATTGTACAAACAATCATCCTCCACAATGAGAACATGTCCTGGTGCTGGTGGACTAATATGACAATGAAATCTTACTATTTCTTTTTTGTGTTCCAAAGTTTTTTCATCATCGGTGATATCCCAATGCCAAGGTGCCACATCACCTGGTTTTACTCTGCTGATCCAAGCATTGATATAACTTTTCATACCCACCCATGCACAAAACTTTTCCACTATCTTTTTGTCAAAATTTGTGTTTGGTAAGTACATGTCCCAACTGGCATTGCCTCCTTCATGTTTCATTTTGTATCCAGCTTCTCGCAAGGGTTTGGCTACTTCTTCTACCCCTGGCACAAGATGCCCCACATCATGTCTTGGTCCAATGTAAGCACCCTGTTGATTTTCAATGTCTCTTATCACATTGCTCCAATCTATTATGTTTTTGCAGTTGCCCACATACTCAAGCATTTAAAAAATCTCCTGGCCATTCACCAATATTCATGTGTATAGTGTTGTCATATATTTTCCATATGTCATACGTGTCTCCTTGCAACGCTGTCTTGGATCTTGGATGTGTGTGATCAATCACAACACTTTCATACACAGATTTGTGAACATATCTGTCTTGTTCGGACGCAGTGGCATACCAATCCATACAATGCATGCAGTTTTTGTTGTCCAAATAGAATGTGTGTGGATAAATGTTAATTTTTCTTAGATTTTTATCGCAAATATCTTTAAGCACATTTTTTATTTGCTGTTGCCAGTTGGGAATTTCTTCTATCGCGCCTGTATGTATCATTTCGCTGACACTGCGATCATACCATTTAAAATCTATCAGTCTATTTTTTCTATCAATATCAATAATTTCTGGTGCATAACTTGTGCCACTCACCTTTACTATGTTGTTCACTTCGTCTTCAAAAAATCTTTGCCTTTCGCTGTCAGAGAGATTAGATGCAGCATATTGATTGGGATTGAAATTCATGCGGAAAATAGTTTTAGCAGGATTAATTAATGGTTCATAAATTAGATTGGCCACCATACGCATACCATTTTGCCATTTGTAAAAATTACTCCAGTATTCAATCATGATCTATCCTCACTTTAAATCCGCAATTTTCGGAAATGTTATTTAATTCTGTCAAATATTCTTGTTCTAAATCCAGATGTATTTCTTCATCTGTGATAGCTTTAAAATTATTAATAATTTTTGCCTTATTTGCTTTGTTTAACCAGATAGAAAAAGTTTGATCAAAAAGATATCTCAAATTGTAAGGGCTATCAATGGCTCTAATTTTTATCTGGATTGGATTTTTTAATTGACTTTTATTGAGCAAACGTCTTACTACCAATTGGATTCTGTCTAAATAACCAAAATTTACAGCAGTGTGTATGCGTGATGTGTCCATGAGATAGCAACAGTTGTCCACCAATGTAGGATACATTTTGCCATGGGCTAGATCTATCAAATAACTGTGTTCACCCTGCAAATTGACATGATATCTGTCATCTATGTCTGCATGTGCTGTGTAATTGCAGCCAGGTTTGATCATCACCAGTCTTGCTTGACCCACAGGACCCAATTGTTCAAAAAAGGAAATTAAATTGGCATGTTGAAATGCCGGTTTTAGATGCCAAGGATCATAAAACCAATTTCCACTGGGTGAATTGATTTCGATTTTTTGCATTAAGTCCTCAGGATCTTCATCAAATTTGCAGTTTGTGATAGCTTTTAAGATATCAGCTGATGAAAATTTAATATCTATTTTTTGCAGCATAATAGTAATTATCGCAAAAAAAATGTGGTTATGAAAATCCGATAAATACCTTGTCCATAATATGCCTAAATTTGAATTGATCAAAAAAATTTATCGTACAAGTGTGTTCAGCAAAATTTTGCATGAGCAGGACGGAGTAATACTTCCTTTTCAACTCAATTGGAAAAAAATTGGTATCAGCGTGAGCGGAGGAGCCGACAGTGCTCTAATGTCCTATCTCCTGTGCAATATCATTACTGAAAATAGATGCGAAACTGCAGTGCATATCATCACCAATGTGAGATGCTGGAAAACTCGACCTTGGCAGCAACAAAACAGCATAGATGTATATAATTGGTTGCTGAAAAAATTCAAACACATACAGTTTTATCGTCATGAAAATTTTATAGCTCCTGACTTGGAGTGGGGTTCCAAAGGACCCAATATCGTGGATGAATATGGAAAATTAAAAAGCGGCAATCAAATTGAACTGCGAGCACACGCAGAATATGTGGCTCACACGCAGCAATTAGATGCTTGGTATTGCGGGGTTACTAAAAACCCTGATAAAGAATTTGATGGAAGACTGGTGGATCGAGATGTTGTCATAGACGCAGACTTAGATATTACACTGGATCGTCTGATCAAAGCACACATGGGCGGCTATGCTTGTCACCCATTCACATATGTGCAGAAGGACTGGATAGTTGCCCAATATAAAAAATTAGGCATTATGGACCTATTCGATCTTACTCGCAGTTGTGAAGGTGACAAAGAAACTCATCCCAAAGTCTTTGGTGACTTGGATTACAGGACCTACAAGCCTGGGCTGCCCGTGCCAGTGTGTGGAGAATGTTTTTGGTGTAAAGAAAGAAATTGGGGGTTAAACAATGCGTGATCACAGTGAATATTGGATGAATGAGGAAGATTCACAACTGGGCAAATGGCAGAGAGAAATAGAATCTGTCACAGGCACATCTACCTACTGTATATTGCCTTGGATACACTTTGCCACCAGACCCAATGGTGACATGCGACTGTGTTGTTCAGCCAATGCCAGTGGTGCCGGATCAGATCACACAGTGGGTATTATTAAACGAGAAGATGGCAAGCCTGCCAATTTTGGAGTGGACACTCCTATGAGTGCTTGGAATAATGACTACATGAAAAGTGTGAGAACCACCATGTTAAAAGGTCAAATACCTGCCAGTTGCACCAAGTGTTTTGCTGAAGAAAGTGTGGGAGTGGTCAGCAAAAGGATTTGGGAGACTGGCACTTGGCACCGTGATGGGGTTGATGTGCCTGAATTGATACGACAGACTAAAGCAGATGGCACAGTGCCTGAAAAATTGTTGTATCTGGACCTGCGTTTAGGTCACACCTGCAATATCAAATGTGTGATGTGTTCACCACATGACAGCAGCAAGTGGGTACAAGATTGGCAACAACTGATGCCACAACTGCAGAATAAAGAAGTTAAAGATCAAATTCAGTGGGATAGAAAGGAATTCAATAATTTTTGGCATGAAAAAGATACCTTCTGGCAAGAAATGTACAAACAAATACCCAATCTGAAACAAGTGTATTTTGCCGGTGGTGAACCTCTTATGATCAAAGAACATAAAACATTCATAGAAGAAATTGTTCGTCAAGGATATCAGGATACTATATTGTTGCGTTACAATTCTAATGGCATACTGGTGGATGAAGATTTAATCAAATTATGGAGTAAATTTAAAAAAGTAAAATTTGCTGTGAGCATGGATGCCACTCATCAGCGTGATGAATACATACGTTTTCCCACTCAATGGAGTACTGTGGAAAAGAATTTACATATGTTGGACAATACTCCTGACAACATTCAAGTGAGTTTGGCCACTGCCATACAAATTTTTAATATCAAACATCTTCCAGATTTTATGAAATGGAAAATTAAGAGTGGTTTTAAAAAATTAAACGTAGGCACTGTGCCTGGCGGAGTACAAATGGGTGGTGGATTAGTCAACATGCATTTATTGTACATACCAACTTTTTTAAGCATACAAATATTGCCACAAGAAGACAAAAAACAAATAAGAGCACTGTTTATGGATTTTAAAGATTGGTTGTGGCACAATTATAGACAGGACGATGATTTTTGGAAAATAAATCCTTATGGTTGGAGACGTTGGGAGGCAGTGTTGGATCATATGGACTCACAGGATCATTCTAGATTGTTGCCTGGTTTCAAAGATTACGTGAATAAATTAGATGCTATTAGAGGAATTTCTGCAGTGCATACCTTTCCTGAACTGGCACATTTGTTATGATAACTCAAGTTTACAATCCGCAACGTAAAGACGTCTTACGTTTGGAATTTATGATAGGTAATACCTGCAATTATAAGTGTTGGTATTGTTTTGAAGGATCACATGAAGGCACGCACAGGTGGACTAATGACTTGGATCAACTGGTGATAAATTTTGTTCATTTGTTTGATAGATACAGAGCGATAGGCAAACGCAAACTAGAACTGCACATAGTGGGAGGAGAACCCACTTTGTGGCCTCAGTTGGGAGAATTCATAGAAAAAATACGCAAACAAATTCCGTCACATATTTCTATCAGCAGCAACGGCAGTAGAACACTGAGATGGTGGGAACAATATGCACATGTGTTTGATAAAATTTTATTGAGTTGTCATCATCAACAAGTGCAAGTGCAAGATTTTATCAAAGTGGCTGACATGTGCCATAAAAAAGGACGCAGTCCCACTGTGATGATGTTGATGGACCCTACTGCTTGGCAAAAATGTTTAGATTTAATTGAAACTTTAAAAACCAGTCGTTACAAATGGTTTATAGTGGCCATGGAGGTCATGCATAAGACTATCAAATTCACTGACGAACAAAAAAAATTTGTTGCTGACCCAATTAAACGTATGCCTAATCTTTGGACAATCTTTCGTCAATCTAAACACATGAAAGGTTCGCCCAAAGTTAAATTTGAAGATGGCTCCATTAAATCTGTGAATAGAAACTGGATTGTGCTGAACAAACAGAACAATTTTTATGGCTGGATGTGCAACATTGGAGTGGATAGCATGATGATAGATCCTGCTGGCGTGATCACAGCAGCTTGTAGAACAAAATTATTTGAACAGTACAACATATATGATACTGATTTCACAAAAAAATTCAATCCTAATATTAAGCCAAAAATTTGTGACAAAAAAAATTCCTGCATGTGCCAACCTGAAAGTTTGTTAGACAAATATAGAATTTAATCTTTAAAGGCGTTCAGAGCTAATTTCAACACCCAGCGATCACCTTCTGGACCCATATGATTGGTGATAAAAAGGGATGGTATATGTTTGAAAAATGTTTTATCCAGCAACTGACGAAATTTATCAGTATTACAACTGATGTAATACAATGTAGTATCCACTTGAGTGCCATGAGTCCATTGGTATAATATTTTTATGTCTTTCAGTTCTGCTTTGTGCCATTCTTCTATCTGTGGTTGTCCAAAACTGTAAAAATGAATTATCTTTCCTTTCACATTTTTTAAAAATTCATTATCCAGCCAATAGGCCACTGCTTGGAACTCCAAATCTTCTTTTTCATAATCTTGTAGATGCTCAATATACATCTGTGCAGCTTTATGTCTGCCGTTATTCTCATTAAAAGATGAGCCGTGATTGAAATCACCCTTAGGATGATATATCCTATGTGTTTCGGTCCAGCAGAATACTGTGTAATCTAAATTTTTGTATCTATCGAAGTTTTTTGTGTAGTCTATCACTGTGGTCCAATAGCTGGAACCCCCCACTCCTGTGTGCACAATTTTACTGTCGAGATGATCTGCCAGTTGTCCCATCCAATTGTGTTTTTCGGCCCTGGCACAAAAACTGTCTCCAAAAAATCCTATCTGCTTTTGGGCACTTGCACGTCCGCGATACATACGCAACTCTCCTGTGTACATTTGGTTGGTTTGTTGGGAAATATAATATCGTCATCATCTATCCTCTTGCCAACAAAATTTTTGTAATTCATATAACAACCTGCTCCTAATTTAAGTGTCTGATCATAATTTATGTAGATACGATTAACTCCTATCCAGCATTGATAACCCCTCCAGTCAACTATGCGATTGGTTACTGCCCAGTAAGCGTCAAATGACTGCTCCCCTTGATCCGTAACTGCTATCATGCTGCGATCTACATCAGCATTTTCTCCGTCTAATCTCTTCTGCTCTCGCACTGGTTTGTTGAAAATTATTTTTTGCTCATCGGTGTAGCTGTACAATTGTCTTAGACTGGAGATATCAGTCTCCCAAGTGTGAAACAGAGGTTTGGCCTGTATGCCCCATTCCTTTCTGCGACTGAGTTTTAACATATCGATGATTGCTAAACATTTTTCAAATAGTGTGGGCATCATCATCACGTGGCATGTGACCTCTACTCCCATGTCTGTTAGCATATCACACACAGCTGATATGTGACTGCCATCTGCATATTCAGGGTGAATGCTGAAGTGTGCAGCAAAAAAATTTTTGCCATATGTGCGCCAATAGTCCTTACTGGCTGCAGCATTACTGGCCACTATCACTATGCTATTTTTTTTTGAATTGATGTATTGGCACAGTGTGATGAAATCACCATACATCAATGGTTCTCCACCACCGAATTTCCATATGTAATTTTTTATGCCAATTTGTGAATAGTGTGTGATGACCTTGTCTACAAATTTCATAGCTGATTCTATATTAGCCCATGCATGGCTGCCGCTGCGCAGTTCATCTATACAATAAGAGCATTTATAATTGCACGTGTTGCCTAGCAACCATTCTATCTCTAACACGTCATTAAATAACTTGTGCTTGTAATCTATGCTGTGTATCTGCATATTTTCTCTTTGGTTATGTTTATGTCTGCAGCACAAGTACACCAATCTCTTGTGCACACTATGAACTCTGTTGGCAAAATGAAAGTGTTATTGTAGATGTTGCCCAAACTGCCTCCCACTCTACAAGTGGCCCTATGCACTTCACCATCCCAATTGATCATGAGACTTTCCACACCCGCTTGACACTGCCATCCTTTGAAATGATTGATTTTTTCTATCAACAAGTCATTCACATTGCACTGCCTGCTGCCATCTATGATGGTATTTTTTGGTGGAGTATGATTTTCTTTGTCCAAAAATTTTCTCTCTGCTTTGCTGTATTTCTCCATGTCCACAAAATTATCGTGACTTTCGGTCCAGCGTATGGGTCTCAAAGCATATCTGATACCGATTCCCTTCAGTTGGGCACACACTGTTTTAACGTCATTAAGACGCCCCGGCAACATCATCAAGTGTACTAGAACATTTTTGTTGTTGCTGCCCTTATACGCCTTTATAATTGAATCTAATACACGTTTATAATTGTATTCTAAATGCACACTGAACACCATGTGATCCACGTATTCACTCAGTAATTTTTGGTAATATTCTGCAGTTCTGGTGCCATTGGAGGTGATGTTGATCCAACTAACTTTTGGTCTAATGTGCTGCAATAATTCCACAAGATTTGGATGCACACAGGGTTCTCCTCCAGTGAAACTGATGCGTAATTTTTTGTTAGTTATTAATGTTGTCAGTTTGTCAGCAGTGTTTTTCAACACTGTGATATCCTGATGTTCACTGTGATTGTCATGTATCTCAGTGGGACAATATGAGCAGTCATAATTGCATCTTTTGCCCAAATTCCATTCAATTTTCACAGCCTGTTTGTAATGAGGATAAAGATTTTCTACTTTATACATACTTTGCAAACTCTGGATTTATTTTTTCAAATGGGCCTTGATTGCGTGTGGCATCCAATTCTCTATTGAAATCCACGCAGTCATGCCACAAATGATTGAGATCGGTGGCTTGTAAAAAATTAATATTGTCCTGTATCTGTTGCAAAGTAATTTTTTCCAGCACAGGATGTTGTTGCACAATTTGATAATTTTTAATTTTAGTTTTCATTAATTCCAGTTTGCGTATTACTCTTCTTTTCAATTGTGGATGTATGACCTGTGCACTGAGCACTTTAGGATAATTCACTCTGTGACTGTAGAACACAATGCCCAATTTGTCTAAAAAATAATCAATCACTTGATCAATCTGCATGATGTTGTTGACCTGCACTGTGAATGCTCCCACTATGCGTGTGACTTTGGGTATCTGTTTCATTATTTTGATGTTTTCAATCACGTCCTGGAATTTTCCGTTGCCTCGCACATATTCATACACTTCGTTAAGACCATCTATGCTCACGTTCACTGCAACGCTTTTGAATTTCGGCCAATATTCATGCACGGTTCTGCTGCCTTTGATACCCAGCACTGTGCCGTTGGTGGCATATTTTATTTCGATATTCTGGCCATATCTGCTCAACATGTCCAGTATTTTATAGTGTGTTGGATCCATAAGTGGTTCACCGCCTGCGAATTCCACACGTCGAAAATGTGGCAGCAATTTTTCAAGATTTTCCCAAAATTCTGCTTTGCTGGAAAATAAATCCACATATGGAGCCTCTGTGAGTCCTAGTTTTTCCACAGCATCCACAAGATAATTGCCTTCTGCTTTGTAGTGATGCACAATGTGTTTCCAGTCTTTCCATGATGTGCTGTCTAATGGATTACACATTCTACATCTAAGATTGCATAGATTATTGATTTTTATCTCTATGGTAGGCAGTTCAAAAGGCATACTGTAATCTTCACGCAGAGTATCTAATGCATTGGGATATAGATTTATTCTTGCCTCAGGTGAACTGTCGCTGATGTGCCGCTGTCGTAAACTCTGCACTCCTTGTGCTTCTAAATCAAAACAAGGCTGGCACACATCAGGTTTTTCATTGTTCAAGACCTGTTTGCGTATCTCTTTCATTTTGTCACTGTTCCATGCCTGTTCCAAAGTTTGTTGCTGTATGTTTGCTATGGGCAAACTGCGGCAGCATATCTTAATAGCTCCATCTTCTCTGGTGGCCAACCCTGTGAAAGGATGCATGCAAAATGTACAACTGTTATTATTTTTCATTTTTTTTACCTATGATCATAAAACGTTTGTATTTTTCGGTTTGTAGTTCCACAGGTTCCAACAGTGGAGTTATACCGCTACTGTCAACAAAGTCATTGAGAGATTGTTTGATGTTGACATGCTCCGCTATCTCAAAATTGTTGCTTTGAATGGCCAAAGTTGCACTATGTGGCACAAGTTGCAGCCATGTATCATATTCTAACTGGGTGATGTGTTCACAAGCAGTGTTAATAATTAGATCAAATTTGTTATAATTTTTATATTTGGTCATATCTTGAGTAATCGCAAAGAATCTACCAGCTATTTCATATTGTTTATTCATGTTTCTTGCCACAACTTCACACTTTTTGTCTTTGTCCATGCTGGTTATTTCTTTCACAAACAAATTGCTGTTGAACATCAGTGTGGCCAACACACCATACCAACCACCACATATGAGAACTTTCTGATCAAATGGCCTGGTCAGTTTACTCAAATGCTCAATCAACCAAACCTTGCTGTTGATTTGACCTTTCCAAAAACTTTCCAATGTGCGATATTTGTCATCGGATTGCCTGATAGCATCCATCCAGAACAAAATGTCGTCTATTTTAATTTTTAACAAATTGCACCCCCAGTTTGTCAAATGAACCACACTGCTTGCTGCATTCTTGCAGCCCTGTGGTGGACCATTTGGATTCAATTTTTTCAAAATAAGCACTGTCAAATATTTCTTGCAGAGTTTGTCTGTGCAGATTGGGAAATTGTCCAATCTTGTCAATGTAATCTATTCTGCTCTCCTGCATAGGTGGTATCCATTCCATGTCTAGCCAACAACAAGGAGACACATTGCCACATGAACTCACATACAATTGTTTGTATTTCTGTGCTTTGCACACAATTATAGGATTTTCTTCTTTTTGTGATGATTCAATCAGTGGTATCATGTCTCTGCTGATGCTGCTGGCATACAGTTTATGAGTTGGTCTTCCCTGTTCATCTATCACTTGATGAAAATCTTTTTTGAATCTACTTGTGTGTTTCACTGTGAATTCTTTGAAACCCATGTCTATGCTGATTTGTTTGGCAGTGTTGATTTGATGTTCATTGTGTGCAAATACCAGCATGTGCCATCTGGCATGACCTCCTGCTGTGATGAATGCTTGTGCATTCTGTATTATTTTGTTGTAATCTGTGGCCACCCTATACAATTGATGCGTGTCTTGCAGTCCATCGATTCCAAATATCACACGCACCTGCAATTTAGCCAGTTTTATCCACCATTCTGCGTCTCGAGCACTGCCGTTTGTGTGCATGCTCAATCTGATTGCTGAATTGGTGCTGCGAAGATATTCATAAATTTCCAATGTGTCTCTTGCCACCACAGGATCTCCAAGATTACCACACATAAAAAGACTGTGCAACTGTTGAATAAAATCTTTTGGGAACCATTTTTTAAATAATTCTAAATCTATTTCCTCCAGTTTGATAAAAGGATTTATTGGGCCACCATTTATGCGCCTTGGGCACATAGGACAGCGTGCTTGACACTTGCTGGTGTTTTCCAAATGAATTTCTCTTATGTCGGACAGTTTATACATGTTTGACCTTGGGGATTTTAGAATCTGCTGAACTCACACAGCTGGGAGTTAAACAGATATTTGGTTTATCAAACAACTTGAACCCTTGTTCTATGTTGCCTAAAGGTTCATCATGACAACTGTAACTTCTTTTCACTTCACCTCCTGGTTCACGAATAATACAGCTTTGATAACCTGCATTACAATACCAACCTTTGAATTTGTTGAAACCAAAAGCATTGAATCTTTCTGCTTGATCCATAAAATACACATTGCCTTTGCTGTCTTTCAACTCAATTTGAAATAGATCTTCTATCACTGTGCCCTTTTTGATCTGTTGCGGGAAACCAGTCTGCATTTGATCAATTTGTTTTGCACTATATCCTTCTATCACTCTGCTGGCAGTGGGGTCACTTTGAGGTTTTAAAGTCACATTGATACCTCTTGAATGAAATCTAGTACATCTATCAAAATATTCATTAAATCTTGTGGGCACCATGACTTGATTAATTGTGACAAACACATTGTGAGACATCAACATTAGTATTTTATCTCCGAATGATTGTTCATCTGCGAATTCCGCATGAAAACTTGCAGTGATACTGCGTCTATTCAGTCTAGCTGTGGTATCCAACCATCTCTGCCACCATTTGACTGATGGACTGAGATTGGTGGTCATGTGTATGCTTTGATATTCAGGTTGTTTATCATCACTGTAGTGTTGTATCAGTTTTAAAAAATCCTTGTATGCAGTGGGTTCACCACCTGAAAAACTGAAATGAAAGTTGGAAAATCCATTTGATCTAGCCTGTCTCTTTATTTCATCCACAGTGTTGGTGTAAACCTGCAATGATCTATGATCTTTTGTTTTGCTCTTGGCATAAGGCCAACAGTAAGAACAATCATAATTGCAAAAACGTGCTAGAATCCAACTCACAGAAAATAATTTGCTGTTCAACATGGTTTTTTGTCCAAAACTTTGGATATCTTCAAAAGGAATGTTGGTATCAATCATGTGTTGAGCTTTCAAATTGTGCTTGCAGCCATGCAAAGTCACTTATTTTTTTCAAAGCAGTAGGATTTCCTCTATGTTGTTCACCATATTGTCTGCCTAACACTGCCCCTTGTATTGTTTGTCGACCAAAAGGTTTTTCTTTGCCTTCATTACACCATATGTGCAATCTTTTTTCTGTTTCTACGTCATTCTGTCGATCAATAATCTTACTGCTCAGTTTTACACACTCTCTAAAAGCTGACTTCCATGCACTGAAAGCATCTGTGTTGAAGGCTGTGACATTTGATATCTGTGGCATAGGAATAAACCAATCTGAAATACTGCTGGTCATATCTGTGCTGTCCATATTCATCTGCATGGTTTTTCTTTTTGGCAGTAATTTTACTCCTCCATAGCCATATTCTAAATTATTCACTGGATTCCTGCTGCGCCACACGTGCACTGCTTGTAGATGATATAGTTTAGGCACAAATTTGAAATCAAAATCAGGTTCAATCACTGCATCTGCATCAACCACCCAGAACATTTTAGTGATGCTCCTGTTGGCAGCTTGTTTGTGTGCTTCATGTATGCCTTTGACACCATGTACCCGCTGCGCAAATCCAAATCTCTGCTTTAACATTTGCCAATTGTGATCTGCGTTTGATTCTTGATAACTTATGAACATTATATCAAACATCATATGGTTTTCCTTATGGTCCTTGGTGTGTTAATGTAGACTTTTTTGAAGAAGTCGCTCTGTTCATCCATCAAAGGGTGTGTTGGAAAATCTAGATCAATGTGTTTTTTTATATTGTTGCCTAAAAAACATATCTTATCCAATATCTGTTGATTGTTTTCAAGTCCATGTGAACTACTGATCCAAAGATCTTCTAATTTTTTGAAGTCTCTCACCTCAGTAAAGTCCCAAGGAGTTGCAGCCGGCGCAAATATTCTGTTGCAGGCTTCTCTTGCTCCCAATATGCTGTAAATTCCGTTTTCAACATCACAACCCACAGTCATCCATATGCACAATCTGTGCACATTTTGCCACCATAGTTCGTTTTTAGATTTAATTTTTACATTCTTATTGATACTCATTTTCACTCCTTCACGAAATCCAGCACGCCATGCTTGCTTGGGAGTGGCGTTGACATAACTGGTTGAAAAATTTTCATTAAATTGGAAAAGATTTTTGAAGAAGCAAAATTCAATCTCATTACTGTCCTGTCCTGCAAAATTTTCGTGAGTTTTCATAGTTTTAACAAAGTCTTTGGTCCACAATTTTAAACTTCCATTACCATATCTTAAACCATTCACATTGATGTGCCCACACCAACTGAATATCCAAGTGTCATCCATGCCCATTTGTTTCAGATTTATTTCCATATCTAATATTTTTGGGTCTAATTGGGTGTCTCCGTCCACAGTCATGAAATAATGTGTGCTTGACAGCTCACCACAGGCCTTGTGTGCAGTATCTGAACCATGCACGCCATGTATTCTTTTGGCCCAAGGTACTTTTCGCACAAGATCCGCGTAGTTTTTTTCACAATTGGGTTCATCATAACTTAGAAAAATTATATCGCAGTCTTTGATAGCAATTTTATCCATGTGTTCTTACAACTCCATAGTCGAATATTTTTTTACAATAGAAATCAATGTTATAATCTTGCTGCCAATCATAATTCACACTGTCTTGATCACACAGCATTTTAAGATCTACTTCAAAGATATTAAGTATTTGTGTGGCATCATTGCGTTTACAACAATAAAACATATGGGATCTATTTTGATCATCAGGATTAAATGCTTGTAGTGTTTTTTTAAAACGACTAGAAGCAGAAAATTCTATGCGATTAAGTGTTTTGTTCACAGTGATACATATGGCCGAATCATTTTGGTGTGTGTCAGGTATTTTATACACATTTGGATTAATGATTTCAGTGGTGGATACAGTGTTGTTGGAATCTATGTGCTGCAAAACTCCTTTTTTTCTCAAACTGTAACTGCTATTGTCATAGTGCACTTCATAATTGCTCATGTTTTCCATGCCCATGATAAATTTTTCACCCAAATTTAATTCTATTTCCATGCTGTTTGGCATTTGAGTAGTGCTGCATCCTAGACAACGTCCTGTGGCAGGATCAAATTGTACAAACATTTTAGTTTGTGTGTTCATAATATTTTTTTTCCAATGATTGCAACAACATGTCAGTTAAAAATTCACTTTCTACATAGTGTAGCACTCCTTTTTGTAAGAAATTATCTATTTTTATTTCACAATCTTCATTGAAATACACATTTACTTTTTCCATCCAGTGTGTGGTAGGATACGTCCAATGTTGATTATGTGATTTCATATGAGTAAAAGTCACGTATGAATTTTTCGATGTGATTTCATGCACGTTGTTCATTATTTTTGATGTGATGGCACCACTCACATCCATACTGCGCCAATTTTGCTGATGTTTTGGCGTGAATTTTTCATAAAATGTTTGATAGGTCAGCAGCACAGTTTTTAACATTTCAAGAAACATTTTGTTTTTCTTGGTTTTTTTATAAAAGTGCAATCCAAAATACAAATTAGGCAGTTGATTTTCAACAAATGTTCTGCGATAAAAACTATTATCAGATACTGCATCGCGATAGGTACGCACTTGACTGACAAAATACAAATTGTAGTTGCTGAGAAAGTTCCACCAATGACTGATATCATTCAATATCAACATGTCGGCGTCCATTATGATCGTTTCATCATAGGGAGTTACACTGTAAATTTTGTACCTATTGGCTATTTTCCATGAGTCGTTCACAGCATCATCACTGCCAGGAATATCACACACGTGGTCAAACACTTTCATCATGTGGGAGGGCACTTTGACATTGGTAATAAGACAAAATTTCGCTGATGGCATGTGTATTTTTGTTGACAAAGCCAATGCATATGCTTGTTTCATATAATCCACTTGATCATTGTGCTGCACAAATGTACAAAAACCGCGAGTGATCATTGAAGCACTCCTGAATTTATTATGCCATCCAATGAAAATTTGTTCATCACATGCAAATTTATGTTGACAGCTGATGTATCCAGCAGGCCTTCTGCTGTGATCAGCTGTAGATGCCATTTGTTGTCTTTGAAACTCACAGCCACATCTCTATCTGTGATATAAAATAAAGAGTCAGGCAACTGCTGTGGCCAGAAACTGCGTTGTTTGTGATTGATTTCGTGCAGTGCCATACTGAAAGCATAGTCATTTCTAAAATTTTTTTCATGTATTGTCCAAATAAACCTATAATATGCCCAATTGTGTTTGATGTGGGCTATTAATTCAAACAATTTCTGCACACGTGGCGTTTTTCTAAAAAAGAAAACAGTAGCCCAATACATTTTGATGCCTGTGTCGCTCATATTTTCTATTTGATATTCTGGTTTATGTTGACGGTTGATATATTTGGCATGTTGGTTGATTAAAAAGTCTTGTTTGCTGTGAAAACATTTCAGTAAATTTTTGTTGCCAATAATAAAATCTGTGTCCATAACCAATGTTTCTTCATAGGGAGTCAATGCATAGGCAGATGAACGCAATTGGTTGTGCCATTGATCGCTGATTTTATTCAATGCTCCATTGTAAAAATCCCTCAATTGTGATTGTGTGTTATCATCGTTGATGATCACGTGTTGAAACACTGTGCTATATTTTTTAAATTTATTGTGTAGATGTACAGAACCTTGTGCACTGGTTACCAAACTGACAGGCAAATTAAGAATTTTTTTTACCTGCACAGCAGCAAATATGGATTGTTTGATATAATCTATGGTGTTGTTGTTGTATGCAAACATCACCACCCCTTGATTGCTCATGTGATTTGCACTTTGCCTCTTTCCTGAATCAATCTGTTGTATTCAGTGTGGTAGGAATTAAGATTGCCTTGATACAGGTTCCAAATTTCATCATAAAACTCCTGCAAATTTGATACCAGCACTGGCAGCCTATAATCATCCAACAAAATCACGTCAGACTGTCGCTGTTCATTGAGATAATTTTTACAGAGTGCAATTAATTTTTCATTCACAGTGAATTGATGACCCTGATGAAACCATATGTTGCTGTCCAAAAATTTATCCTGCAGAATCTGCAACTGATTGTTGAAACTTTGGGTGGCAATAGACATCTCCAAAATTTCAATAGCATTTATATTTTTTTTCATGATTTTACTATGCAAGTATAAAACACTTTTTGTAAAAAGTCAATTGTTTCAAATATTTAGATGATAATTTGATAGGTGTGATGTAATTTGGTAAACTATGTGGTCACTGTGCCACTCATGGCACCAAAAGTTGGTTCTGTGATTATGATGGGATCAGCCAATGCAGCATTGGCTATGCGTCTATTCACATTAATGTTAAGGTTGCCATTCACATCTTCATCTATGGTACCAACTGCTGCGTCATTCAGTGTGATTTGAAATTGTATCACAAGATTGAAAGCATCTGTAAATCTTGCTTGTATGTTGTAGTTGTTTGCTGCATATGCACCTGCACCTGTGCTGGTGTAAATTGTTTGAAAAGATGTGGTCAATGTGGTGTAGGCCACTGAACTGGTCAACGTGCCGCCTGCACCTGATCTGCTGCTGGCATTGTTGGCAAATGTCAGCGTGCCCATGCCAGAATACATAGTGTTCCAGTCAGACACTTTGCTTGCGCCACTGCCTGATATGTTGATATCTATTTGCACTGCACCACCTGAATTGAAAAAATGTCTAGCATGATTAGTTGTGCCAAAGGTCACTGTGAATGTGCCCACTCTGGTGGCATTCCACACAGTGGTTCTCACATATGAACTGGCTGTGTTTCCTGTGGTCAATCTGCTGGCACTGATGGTGTTTCTGTTTGTGTCTATGTTGGTAGATAAATTTTCAAACACTGCATAAGAGTTAGGCAGCGTGTTGTCAGTCACTATGTCGCTGGTGGTAACCACGTTCAATGTTGGATAGCTGTTGTTCTGATGCAGATATGCCTTACGTATGTCCGATCTCAAATCATTCATATGACTGTCTTCAATCAACTGTGCCACTGCCACTTGAGAGCTGGTGAGAGTTTGGCCATAACCTTTGTCGCCTGAGCCAGTGCCCAATATGTTAGACACTTGACCTTGCATCGCATTGTATCTTGCTGCTGTTATTAGATCACCTACTGCCATATGTTCTATTTAGTTGGGATAAATTTGCCCTGGTGAATTCTAGAATACATTTTGGTAATTTATTTTATGAAGCACTCAACAAATGTGACTATTTCGCGAGGATCTGACTCCAAAGCAACGGCAAAATACTCACCTTCAGTGACAACCTTGCCCACTCCCGCTTCAGCACTGATACCAATTTTATCGCCTTTGCTGACAACGCCTTTTACTTTGACTGGGACTCTACCTTTGATTGCAACTGTGGTGCCACCTTGCAGATCTGTGTTCATTAAGAATGCTGGAGCAGCACTGACCACTCCAATCACAGGTTTACCCAGAATGGCTGCTGTCACCTCTTTATCTCCGCCGATCATTAAAACTGTTCCCACTTCATATGTGGCATCCGCCAAATATTTTTCTGCCAAGTCCGCATATCTTGCTTGTGTGGCAATACCATTGAATATGTTTGCAGCCAAATTGCCAGAAGCATCTCTCAATGCCACAGAGTTTGAAGTGGCTGTGGTGCTGCCCAAATAGTTTGTGGCTCCTAAATTAATGGCTGATGCTTTTTCTGATAAACCATATATGTTGTCTGCATACACATTGGCAAATCTATTTGCGTTGGTGCCAATGTCATATGTGCTGTCCACTGCTGGAATAAAGCCTGCAGCAGTGATGCTGACTGAATGCACGTTGCCAGCTCCTAGTTTTATAATCGCACCTACTTCATTAATAACTTTTGCTTCGTTGCCATTCACAATGTTCACTCGCAGGTCATTGCCGGTTCCCACTGTGTATCCTGTGTCATCAAAATTTGTATTGCCACCCACTTGTAGGAAGTTGGCTGCAGGTACTCCACCCAGTTTCAATGAGTTTGCTGCTGTACCCCAGAATCTATGATCAGTTGTGGTGACCCCACCTGCTGCATTGAGCGTGTTCACCATGGTGATACCTTTTCTTACTTTGTCAAAACCTGTGATGAGATTCAAAGGATCAGTGGTTAAAATATCAAATTCTGATTTGCTGATTAAAAATATAGTGACACCATCAACAATTGCTTCAATGATGGGTTGATTGACGTTGAATGAATCTTTTACTGTTCTACTTTTTAAATTTGTGACTGTGGCTCCAACTCCTTGAGGACCAACCAACACAAAACTGCTGCCGCTGTAGGCATACAATTGATTGTTAGCGGTGTCCCACCAAAAATCCCCTGTGGTCAATCCAGCTGGTTGAGATGTGCCAATTTCTGCACCGCCAGTAGTTCTAAATTTAGTGCCATCATAAAACTTTAATTTGTTGGTGGCACTGTCAAACCACAGCATGCCTGATAGTGGTCTGCTAGGCTGATTGGCTCCTGAAAAATTTTCTAATAAATGTACGAAATTTTCGTTTTGTATTTCCCCATATCCAGCATAGTTTTTACCCACTAATTTCAAGTTGGTGGTTTGGTCAATTGTGCCATCTTCAATGTTGGCCAATAAAACCCCGTTAAATCTGTCTATTTGATATGGCATATGTTTTCTTTACAAGTTTATTTATCTTACACGCTCGATGTTAAATTGCTGTGGAAAGTCCAAGTACCACCTGAAACAATGAATTGTTTCAGTGTTCTGCTTACCACACTGGACACAGCACCTGCCACTGCAATATCAAAGGATACGTCATTTAACACAGTTTTGTTGGAATTACCCACTTGAGGAGTTCTAGTGGTGCTAGCAGAGCTGGCTGTGTAACTGGCTCCTGTTTCTGTGTTAATAGTGGCTACTGTTGCACTCACATCAATCACAAACTGTGTGCTTGGTATGGCATTTGCTATCACTTGTTCTATCACATATACTCCATCTATACCTGATGCTGCAAAACCGTTGCTACCAGCACAGCCTGATATGGTGATTGTGTTGCCCACTTCATAAAAATGTCCAGTGGTTGTGGTGATTCGCACTCTGCCGCTGGCCAAGCTGGGCACGTTGAGCTGGGTGGCCACTGCCAACACAGTGTTGGGTGCAGCGTTCAGTGTTTGATCCACTGCAGTGGTGGCCTTGTCTAAAGATGAATTCAAATTGGCAAAAGGCACGTTCACTGTGAGTGCTCCAAATTCCACACAGTGCACTCTGGCCAGTCTTCCATTTATGCTGGCTGGAATTCCAAATCCTGCTCCTGTGTATGCAGTTGTAGGATAAAGATCTCCCAATACCAAGGCAATGGAACCGTTCACACCGCCTGCCAGTGCTGAAAAACCTGTGATATCCAACACCAGACTGACTGGTGTGTAGGTATCCACATACTGCTTGTTGGCTGCGTCGGTGTTTGCTGTGGGCACTCCTAGATTGGTGATCCTTTGCGTAGTGATGCCATCTGTCACATATATTGGATGTGGACTCTGTAATATCAACTGATCAGTGGGAGTGCCACTGGCTGCTCTGCTGATGGTTTGTCCATTAATTGTTATGTTGTCCACTGTGAGTGAAGTCAACACACCTGTGCTTACCAAACCTGGAGCGCTGGTGATTGTGGCTCCCAATGCTGTGCCACTGAGCACAGTGGTGCCATTGATTTTGTATTCTTTGCCTGTGGCAAGATTAAAATGTTCTGAACTTTTCCAAGTGTCTGTGGAATCCTGCCACAATAATGTTTTGTCTCCTGCTGTGGATTTCAGCACAATACCACCACCATCTATGTATGCATCATTGCCCAATGCTGCACCAGTAATGGTTGCCAGTTCAATGGTTTTATCTTCTACTCTTAAATCTTCTGCTGTGACCGATGTGCTGGAACCACTGGTGATTAGGTTGCCTTGAATTCTCACATCACCTGTGATGTCCAAAGCATATGCAGGAGTGGTGTTGAATATTCCCACACGTGCAGCACTGCTGTCCACAAAAATAGCTGTGTATTCAGCAGGATTTTTTGCATTAATAGCAATGTCTGCATTGGCGACGTTTTGCAAAATTATGCTGGCGTTAGGCAACGCAGCACTGCTGTGTTTCAATATTAAATTTTCATTCAAACCAATGGTCAATCCTGAATTGTTTTGAATCTTTAAAGATCCTGTGGTCACATCATCTGCATCTGATCTCAATAATGAATCAGCTAGAATGGTTGTGCCTACTCCGTTGAGTAATGCTTCTGCTTTGCTGGCAGTGCCTAAATATTTGTATGCATCGTTGGTGGTGTTGAATCCTACACGAATAATGCCAGTGGGATTGCTGCCGGACACCAGTTCTGTGATCAATTGGCTGGTGACTGGAGTGAATTCTGCAGCACTCCACACTCCAATTAAAACGTTTCCCACAAAAAATTTAATCACAGTCTTTGTCTGCTGTAGAGTGGATAGAATCGATTGTGTGACAAAACCACTCACGCCCTGTGCCTGTGTGTAGGTAGGACCTACCAACACTAGATCAGTGCCATCAAAGAAATACATTTGATTGGTTAGATTGTTCAGCCAAATATCTCCTGCAGTCATCTGTGGTTGAGTCTGACTGACAATGATGCCATTGCTGGTGAATGCTGTGCCGTTGTAAACTTTTAATCTGTTGTCTGAAGTATCAAACCACAACTGACCTCTCAAAGGATTGCTTGGAGCAGATGAACTGGCAAAATTTTCTAAAATTTTTACAAAATTTTCGTTGATTATTTCACCAAAGCCTTTGTAGTTTCTACCTATCAGAGTGATATCTGCTGCTGAACTATTAATAGAACCGTCTACAAGATCTACTAGCAGTGTTCCGTCAGTTTTGTTGATTCTATAGCTCATGTTATGGTGCCTGTCCTGAATATATTATGTAATTTACCACCACATAAGGATTCATCACATCCTGTGGCACGCCAACTGTTGGATGATTCACTCCACCACTTGTGGGCAGCGCACTGGCTTGTCCCGAACCTGTTGGAGCGTCAAACACTATAGCAGTGGTTTCACCTGCAGCAATGCCTGGTACATTTCTGATTGCATAGTATTGCGCACCTGATGGACCTCGTAAATCATGTTCGTGTTCTGGTAAATTGTCAATGCTGATAGTTTTAGTTTCTGTGCCACTGAATCCACCCACACTGTCCGCTGCCACATTGGTCACTCTGTTTGCAGATGTGCCACCCATGTTGTCTGCTCCTAGAGCATTTCGTCCTCTAAGATCAGGCAGTTTAAACACAGAAGCAGAGCTGGGAGCTCCAAAACTGTTGCCTATTATATCATACAGTTCTGGATATGTGGATCTGTCCACTTCACTGCCATCGCACATCAACCAATATGCTGGTGCTGTGGCACCACCATATGGCAAAATTACGCCTGTGGGCATTGGCACAATGGCCGCTAATAGATTGTCACGTGTGATTTTGAATACACCTGTGTCACCTATGGTTCTGTTGAATATGAATTCGTCACTGCTTTGACTTGAGGATTTAGCATCCTTGCTGGCGATGAAACTGTTGCTGATTGTGGTAGCAAATGTTTTTGTTAATCCTCCTGTTTGTCCATCAAAAGCAAAGCTGGTGGCTGACACGTCTCCAGTCATCTGGAAGGTGCTAGCACTGGTCAATTTGTTTGCAGTGCCAGAAGCTCCGCTCACTGTGCCTGTGACATTGCCCACTAGGTTACCCACAAAACTGTTGGCATGCACAGTCAAAAATTTATTTGCAGAGGAACCTATATCAAATGTATTGTTAGTGCTGGGATAAATGTTTTCCAATGTGACATCGTCTTGCAAAGTGGTAGCACCACCAACAAATAATTGTTTGGCTATGCCCACTCCACCTTTTATGATTGCTGCTCCTGAACTTATGTTTGTGCTGTCGGTGACTGCATCCACATACAATTCTTCGCTGATGTGCACATTACCTGTGACATCAAGTGCTTCATCTGGTGAAAGAGTATTGATACCCACATTTGTGGTGGGATCAATTCTCAACACTGTTTTTGTTACCCCTTCGTCATTCACTCTAAAATCTATACTGGCACCTGATGTATTGTGTGCAAACACAGCTGACTGGGATTCAATTCCAAGATTAAAAGATGCACTGTTACCAATGTTTATGCCATCATCATTGTTGATTCTTAATTCTCCTACGGCCACGTTATCTATGTCTTTTCTTAAAAAATTGCTGCCGCCTACTACTTCATTGTCTTCAGCTATTAAATTTTCTGCTGCATATGCTGTGCCATAATATTTGTTGGTGGTTTCAGCCGGATTGGTCGAACTTAGATTAACTCCTGGCAGTATCTGAGTAAAACCTGCTATGGTTGCTTTGGGAGTGAATTGTTCAGCTGCAATAATTGCAACGGGATTGGTATCTATTTCAATCAGCACCACGTTGTAAGTTAGATTGTCAGTGCCAATGATTTGAATGGGTTTGGTGCCTGTGCTGAGTCCTTGACTGAATTCTGGACCCACTAGGATCCATCCAGACCCAGTGAACAGATACAATTGTTGATTGTCAGTGTCCACCCAAAGATCACCCAACACACTTTCCGCTGCTCCGGGTTCGTTGATGGATTTTTTTACACCACCTGCTGCTACCCATTGTGTGCCGTCATAAATTTTTAACTGATCCACGCCCACTGTGGTATCATACCACAATTGACCTTCCAAAGCATTCACAGGAGCTGTGTTTTTTGAAAAATTTTCTAAAAGTTTAACGAAATTTTCTGCTATGATAGTACCATATGATGTGGTATTTTTTCCTGGCAGTGACAAACTGGTTTGTTGATTGACTGTGCCGTCATCCACTATGATTGGCGGATTATTAATAGAATCTGTACGATTTACTGTGTATGCCATCTATTATGCTCCAGATAAACTTTGTATTCGAACTGTGTAGTCTATTTGTATTAGCCTGTTTAAACTTTTTTGCACTGGGTGAAAAATTACGTGAGTGATTAATCTACCTGTGCCTGAAGGTGAATAACTTTGTAATCCTAATTCATCAAACACAAAAGATGCTTCTGTGCCTGTGGCAGTGTCCACAGCATCTTGACCACTAGGCTCACCATAATCCAATAAACAAGTCACTAGTATGTCTGTGTAATTGGTGCCGCTTAGATGTCTGGTTTCAATTTTGTTTCTCACTGGATCAATATTGCTGGCTGAACTGTCATCAACCACTTTGGAAAAAGTTTGATTGTAAAGAGCAGCATTAGTGCCTGTGCTGTTGGGAGTTAGATACGTGATAATGCCAGTGGGATCTATGTATGTGCCACCAGTCCCAAATACCATTGAATTTATGAATCCTCTACCCTCATTTGCAAGACTCTCCGCCAAGGATATACTCATATTTTCATAATGAATGGCGTTTCTCTTGTTGACGTAGATTTCCCCTGTGTTGGGGTCAAATATCTTGATGTGTCCCTGTATCAGTGTGCCGTTGCTGTCTTTAAATTGATTCATTGTTTGTTCCTTGTTTCATACTTATTTATTATGGCAAACTAACCTGTTTTGCACGCAAGAATCTTGCTATGTCGTTTTCAGTTTGACTCAAAGGAGTATCTCCCAGAGTAGCCGCGCTGCCATTCCACAATTTGCCCAATCTGCGCACAACTATTATTTTGGTTCCCGCTGCTGGGGCCACTGCCAGCGCAAGTGTGGTGCTGCTGCCAGACACTGTGAATTCAGCAGGCAGTGTTTGGTCACCTTCATTGCTGTCCATGCCCAATGTGGGATTGTAACTGCTGATAGCATTTTTTCTCAGTCTTCTACCACTTACAAACACTTCAAATTCGTTGGCACTCAATGGAATCCAACTGAGTGTAAGATTCTCAGTGGATCCATCGCTGACAAATACTTCTGACACAGTTTCATCTCTGTATGGAGCCACTTGAAATGCTGATTGATCAAACACTTCTGTGCCAATTTCATGCACAGTGCTGATTCCTGTGCCTAAAGTGCCGCGTCTCAATTGTCCTACTCTATTGGAATACAATCGGAAATATTCTATTCTTTCACCGTTGATGAACAGCACTCCTGGACGTCCTAATGCTGTGTTTGGTTCATACAATCCTTGAGTTGAATTTAAAAATATTTCCTGACTGTAATAGTGCAGTGTTTGGGATAGGAAATATTTTTGATCATTGCCCATTCTTAAGTAACTTACTCTATTCAACATGTCTTTGAATTGTCTAAATCCAAACTTGCCCACGTATTTGGGCGCAGTAAAATGTATCACATCAATCACATCATTGGCTTGAATGGTGGTATTGATCTTGATAAAATTTTGATTGTTACTTATTTTATAGTCAACACTAGGACTCAATGTGACTCCATTGATAGATACCCAAGCATACTGAGCATCTATGGCCGGTTCTCTCAATCTAATAATGCCATTGGTCAAATTTTGATATTCAAAATAATTTTCTGTGTTCACAATTAATGAGTCTCTAGCCACCACATCATAGTTAATCCTTTCAGTACCCAACACGTCATGGTTACTGAACTGCCAAATTCTAATGCTTGCACCCAATGCAGGAGCTGTGTCGAAAGTGATTGTGTTGTTGTTCACAATGTAGTCGCCATCATCAACCACATAGACTTTCAATTGATCTCCTGTGGTACCTATGCCTGTTTCTAGAGTAACACTGCTGTTGGCACTATTCCATCTAAATTGTGTTGGACTTAATAATTCCACATTGTTCAGGAATGCCTTCACGCTTGTGTTTAGAATACTACTTGGAGCCAATTGCCATGTATTCAGAAAATAATCTCTGGCAGCAGTTACGTCAAATCTTTCATTGTAGCCTGCATTCAGCACACTGTTGGCTACTTTTACCACCACCTGATGTGTTAATGGTTGATGGTTGAAAGGTGATTGACTTAATGTGTACACAGTGGTGCTACCATCGCCTGTGAAATCATCGTGTGTGACTTCGCTAAAACTTTTAGCCACACTGGCATATATCACGTAGGTGATCACCGAACCTATGGCCGGAGCCACACCAAAACGTATCAAAGCCATTCCTTGAAATTGATAAGAACTGTCTGTTTCGTCTATCACATATTGTTGATCTTGGCCATTCACTTTCACAAAAGAATTAAGTGCATTCACATACTTGGCTCTTGTGACAAATATAAATGTGCTGCCATCACCTGTGAATTGATCTACATCAACTATTCTTTCACCATTAATGCTCATTGTGATAATGTTGACTTTACTGTTCATCGCTGGAGCAGTGTTCAACACTAGTGTTTTATTGGCATAGTTTAATGTGTAGGCACTGTAGTCCTGTATCACATTGTTAATTTTTACAAACACACCTTCTTGACTTTGTGGTAGGCTGTCCACAGCAAAAATTGATGTGGAATCATCACCTTTGTAATTGTAACTGGCGATCATGCTGCCTGTTTCACCTGATCTATCATACACTTGTATGTCCACAGTGTCCAATACTTGACCAGGAACCAACTCTTCAGGACCTTTGCTGGTGGTTGGAGTGA